ACGATGAAGATAATTATTGGCCATTAGAATTAACAAGTGGCATGGAACGATTCATTTCATCTTTAGCAATTCGCATAGCACTTATCAATGTATCTGCTTTACCTCGTCCAAATTTCATTGCAATTGATGAAGGTTGGGGAAGTTTAGATTCAGAACACATTTCATCAGTAGTAAATTTATTTGATTATTTCCGAACTAAGTTTGATTTCTCAATCATTATTTCACACGTTGATTCTATGCGTGATATGGTTGATAATTTAATTGAAGTAAATAAAACAAACGGATTCAGCCAGATTCATCATTCCTAATATTTATATTAAAGAATGTAAAAGCGTATGAAACGCAAAGAAGCTGTTTATAAAGGTTTAGAATTCATTGATGTTTATTTTACTGATAATTCGGCATCATCGCCGGATTATTTTCAAATAACTGAATTTCCAACACGATTAACTGCTGGTAAAAATTTATTTAAACTTCGAGGACATCCTACAAATTTAAAAGTTGGCGGCGTTTTAAACTTTGAAGTTTTAGATTACAATGGCAATCCAATATATTCTCAAGTTATTGATTATGTTGATGAAGATAAAAGTCGAGTAATTGCAATTTATATTTATGCAGATACCTCCCCAGGAGATTGTACACTAACAATATTAGCAGAAGCTGCAACAATTAACGGTTTACCGGTACCAACTGAATGGCAAGGTCGTCCAAACGTAAAATGGACTAGAACGATACCAGTTAATCCTAATGTTTCAAATGTTTCAGAAATTATATTTGAACAGACACCTGATGTAAGTGTACAAGAAATAATAGGAGTACAACTAGATCGAATATATTCTGGTAGCAATCAATTTGTAACATACTCAACAGGAACAGTTAAATATTTTTCATATAATGGAACGCCTGCAATAGAAATACAAGGCGGAACATTTACAAGTGATATGTCATCTGGTACTGTTACAGTTAATACACCGACAAATCCTACGCCACTGCCTAATTACGCCGTGTCTACAACAGCATATGTGTCTACGATTAAAAAGATATTAAACCCAACCGTAGCACTATTAGATACAGAGTATACAGCACTAAGTAGCCAAAGTATATCAATTCACACATATACTAATTTTGATTATTCTCCATTTTCATTAACATATGAACAAACACCTACATATGTAGAAACAGAAAATTCACAATCATTTGCATTTATAGAAATAAAAGGATTGGAGCCTGCTACGGGAGATGTTTCTCGAGTTAAAGTTTTTACAAATAATAATGGTACCGTTGGAACATGGGAATTGATTAATGATATTGAGTTAGAAGAAACAGAATTATTTGTTCCTAGCACATCATCATTATATCCAGACAAATCAATTGGTATATTTACATCTCAAAGTATTATTAATACTTATTGGGAAGGTAAATCATATAATGGCATTCAAACATTAGCTCCTGCAACATTAACTTGGACAACCGCATCTATAGAAAATGGAATGTTGATTACATCTTCATCATTAAATTTAGATGCAAATGATCGTGTTTTAGTAGCACAAATTAAATCAAATTATGCTGGAGTATTTTTAGCAAGTTCTTCATATAAAGTTTCATTAGATGCTATAGGAACAACAACAGGCGTTAATCCAGCAAAATTATCAATATATTTGTCAGGTAGTAGTTTCTATCAAGATCCTACCGATTTTTTCAATCAAGCATTTTCTACAAAATTAGGAAAACGAGTTGGAGAAATAAGTGTCCCAGGGACAACTCAACGTTTTGATGATAAAACATTTAGTTTCGAATCCGAATATTCGGGCACCGGTGTTTTACTTTTAGTAGTAGAATCAGGACAATGGACGGTTTCTGATATTCATGTAACATCAGATAACGATGCTGGTTATACTCCTAACTATACTAGAATTAAATCATATGTAAATACAACTCATAAAATTGACAACCAATTAAATTTTAAAGTTGAATATTACAATGTTAATGGCGAAAAAAGCAAACAAATATCATATGTAAATAATTTAGATTGGGAAGGCGGTAATAGATATATCGATGGCGATTATTCTATGCTTACAGGGTCACTTTATGTTGCAGATTCATTAAACAGCGGTGTAGCAATAAGTGGTTATCCTAATTCCGGATTCATTAGGTCTTTAGGATATGAAGGATATACATCAGGCTTTCCTGGATTCTTACTATGGTCAGGCTCAGCATTGCCAGGTCAAACTACTAAATATGGAAATCCATATGCTGGCGTAGGTTTAGAACTTTATGCAAATACTGCTAGTTATTTTAGATATTCAACTGCTGACAATGAAATTGAAGTTAGAACTGATAAATTCTTTTTTGGAAATCCATCTTCATCGTTCATTAGTGGCAGTAATGGCATATTATCAATTTCTTCTAGCAATTTCGTATTATCACCGCAAGGAAATGTAACGGCAAGCAACGCATTATTTTCTGGAGTAGCATTAGCAAATATAATTAGAGATAAAACAGTTGTTGTAACTGCAGCTAATTCTGCTAGTTATTTCGAAACATATGATATACAACCTGGGCCTAGTATAACATATGGTACTAGAATCGTTATGGATGGCACTTTAGGCGGCGAAATTATTCGTCGTATACGATTAAATGTAGCGCCACCATATCCAATATCAGATTTTAAATTGCCGTCTTTATCATCTACTGCTAAATTAGATATAACGGTTGAAACTGCTATTTCAAATATAGAATTTTATGATATATTTATTCCTGGTAAATCAACACCTGCATTATATCCGCCTCCAACAGTAACATTAGATACAAATGCAGTTATAACATTTGTAGCCGGCGGCTCAACCGGTGCTGCTTGGCTAACAACTGCAGGAACTGAACATCCATTTGATCATGTTTTTAAAAATGATTTATATATAACCGGTTCTGGAACAAATAGATTACTAATTGCAAAAAGTGGTAGTGATCCATGGATAAATTTTTCAAATACTGCAGCAAATAATTGGGCAATTGGAATTGATGTAAGTGATGGTAATTCATTTAATATTAGTAACGCATCATCACTAACAACCGGTGCCGCTCGAGCTGTTCGAATTGATACTAATGAAAATGTTAGTTTAAGCGGAGATTTAACTGTTACAGGATCTGTAATTATCCCAGGGTCAACAATTGCAATTAATACATCATGGACTTCATATACACCTATATGGACAGCAGCTTCAGTAAACCCATCTATTGGAAATGGAACGTTAGAAGGTTGGTATAAAGTAATCGGAAAAACATGTTTCGTCCGCGGAAATATAGTAATGGGCTCGACTACAACATTTGGTACAGGTGAATGGTATGTTTCAATGCCATTTACAGCATCACACGCCGATGCGATCTTAATGACAGCAAATTTATTAGATAATGGTTCAGCTTGGTATAATGCAACGTTAAACGGTGCCCGAGCCGGATTTAATTTTAAAACAGCAATACAATATCAATCAACTGGCGGCACGGCGTTAGATGTAAGATCAAATCAACCATTTACATGGGCAAGCACTGATCGATTTATTTGGAACGGTAGTTTTGAACTTGCATAATATATCAAAATAATATATTTATATAAAACGGAACGAAATGAACAAAATAACAGTTTTATTTCCTGGAGGATTTAAACCATTAACGGGAGCACATTTAGCATTAGCACAACGCTATGCACAGCATCCCGAAGTAGACCGAGTAATTCTTTTAATTGGTTCAAAAGAACGAGAAGGAATTACCCGAGAAAAAACCATGGAAATGTTTAATATACTAAACGATAATCCTAACATAGAAATTCAACCAACTGAATTTAATTCTCCTATCATGGCTGCGTATGAATATTTATTTGCATTGCCAGAAGATGCTACCGGCCGTTATGCCATGGCAGCATCTACTAAAGGAGATGATTATGTTCGTGCAAAAGATTTTGTTCCTAATGTAGATAAGTATGTTACAATTGGCGACAAAAAAGGACGCAAAATGCCAATGGGTATTGATGCAACTGAATTAAGTATTGATGTAGATCCAGAAACATATGCAAATGGTACTCCTATTTCAGCTACTACCGTACGTCAATCATTAATGAATGATGATTATGAAACATTTCGAGCATCATATCCTCAATTTAATGATGCTAAAATAAAAAATGCTTGGCAAATACTTAAAGGCATACAAGAAGCATCGATATTTTCTAAAGATTGGTGGACAACTGAGTTGCAAGAAGAAATTGATGAAGTATTTGGCGCAACAATGAATAAAGCAGAAACATTGCGTCACAAGAAAAAACTACGAAAATTAAATACGTTTTTAGATAAACAAGATGACCAAAGTTTTGTTTATGATTTTGATCAATTTCCAAAAACAGTAATGGGTGTTGATTTAAATGAATCTAAATTATTATCAGAAGGCGGCGCAGCAGGTCATATGGCACACCCATATGATGATCATGGTTTAACTTTTAATGATATGAAAGAAATTGTAAGCCGAGCATTAGAAGGACGTTTAGACATAGAAGCTGCAGTTACAGAAAAAACAGATGGCCAGAATATTCAAGTTACTTGGAAAAATGGAGAAATTGGGTTTGCTCGTAATAAAGGCACTGTAATTAATCCAATGACTACATCACAAATTATTGCAGATTTTGAAAGAAAATATCAAGAGACTATTTCAAAAAATGGCGAAAAAGCTGCTGAAGGATATAAACAAGTAGTTGAAGCGTACCGTGCAACTGCGGAAGATTTATCTGCTGCATTTAATAAGATTGATTCAAAAATATTAGAACGTATATTTAAAAACGGCCGAGTATTTGCGAATATGGAAATTATTTATCCAGCAACTAAAAATGTTATTTCGTATGATAAAGCACATTTACAATTTCACAATTTAGTTGAATATGATGAACAAGCAAATGTAATAGAAACAGATTTAACTGGCGGCAGTACCGTTCAACGTATTATTCAAGATGCAAATGCACATCTTCAAAAAACATTTTCATTTATTCCACCACAGCAAATTAAATTAGGTCGTATATCTGATTTCGAAGACCAACAATCAGCATTCTTTAATGAAATTGATCAATTACGTAAACGTTATAATTTAAAAGATACGGATCGAGTAACTGAATATCATCGTGCATGGTGGAAAGATGTAATTAAATCACAAGCTGATAAAATGGGTTATGAAATTCCAGAAGATATTTTAAATGCATTAATTTATCGTTGGGGATTCTTTGATAAATCAGCAAATCTTACCGCATTAAAGAAACAAATAACAAATCCAGAATTTTTAAACTGGGTATTAGACTTTGATAAAAAAGAATTCAAAAAATATTATAAGCAAAACATGGAACCATTTGAAACTATCTTTTTAAGATTAGGAGCAGTGGTTTTAAAAAATGCTACAAATTTCTTAGCAGCAAATCCTTCAAAATCTGTTCAAGAAATTAAACAAGAAATGGCACAATTAATAAAAGATTTACAATCAAATCCTAATCCTGATACAATATCTAAGTTAGAACAAGAATTACAACGTATACAACGTTTAGGAGGATTCGATGCAATTGTACCATCTGAAGGAATTGTATTTACATATGGCGGCAATACATATAAATTAACAGGCGCATTTGCTCCGGTCAATCAGATACTAGGAGTATTGAAATACGCACGTTGATATATTTATAATAAAATTGGATAATAATCATGGCTGAAAAACACAAAAGCAAGTACAAAGCACCAAAAGATTTAGAAAAATCTCAAAAACCAAAAACTAGAAAAGATTTAAAAGATTACACTACTGATGATAAAGATGGTGGTTTAAATCCTAAATCTACTAAAGACAAACAACTTAACGTACTTCGCAAAACTGATAAAACAGTACAAGACGACGGCAAATTGTATCCAACATATAATGCAGACGACCGTTTATATAAAGATATTGAAGAAGGAGATTATGATCCAAAAACTGCAGCAAAACGTTTAAAGAAACGACAAGATGCTGAAGAAAAGGATGTTAAAGATGTTCTTAAAGATAAAATTGAAAATTTAACTCGCGAGCAAAAAGAACGTTTAGTTAGAGAATATGTTCGTAGAAAAATTGCAAATATATTACGAGAGCAAGCTGAACCAGAAGAAGAGCCTGCAGCAGACACTGATATTCCTGCACCGGAGCCAGGTGCCTTAGGTGCAGATGCTGAAGCAGGCGCAGCTCCTGAAGCAGGCGCAGAAGCAACACCTGGTGCAGAAATACCTGCAGCAGATCCAGGTGCCTTAGGTGCAGAAGCACCTGATGCATCAATGGCCGCAGCACCAGCACCTGATGCATCAATGGCCGCAGCACCAGCCGCAGCAGCCGCAGTTGGCGCAGCCGCCGGAGCAGATGCAGAAGCAACACCAGCACAAGAACCTGGACCGGAAGAACGTCAAACATTAAATGTTTCTAAAATTAAAGATGTATTATCAGCAGAACGTTCAAATTTAAGTAGAATTGAAACATTATTTAAAGGAATCAATCAAACATTTAAAGATGCAGATCCGATTGATATTAAAAATTTCTATAGATTAATGTTACGAACAATTGCTAAAAATTATAAAAAAATAACAGATCCTACAGAAACAAAATAAAAAAGTTATATGTCAAATAAGTTACAAAATGTTAAAGCCATCAAACAAATGTTAGATGGTACCCATAAGTTTCAAACTAAAAAAACAATTGGGTTTTCTGATGCTAAAGAAGCAGGAAAAAAATCTGAACATCATAATATAGGTGATGTTTGGGAAGAAACTGATACTGCTGGAAATGTATATGTCGTAGAACAGCGTGATGGTTTCCGAATTCGTAAAACAAAAAATTCAGAAATATTTCAATCAATTCGAGAAGAAATGCGATCATTTCCTAACTGCAGGAAAGAAAAATGTACATGTATTAAATCAAATCATGTAGATGAAAAAATGAGAAAGATACATGGTATGTGTTTTGATTGTGTAATTGAAATGGAACATGAAATGCGAACTGCAGGAACATATGATGAATATGAACAAAATAAAATTCGTGAAAATGCTTTAGCGTGGTTACGAAATGCAGAACGAGATGTTGAACTATTAAAACAAGCATATACGCAAGCTTCACAGTTTGTAACAAATGCCGAAGGAGAAACAGAAACTTGGACTGCCAAAATGACAGTAGAAGAATTTGAAGAAACTATTGAAAAACAATTTGCAAAATTCAAAGAAAATTTTTTAAATAAACTAAATGGGGTTGAAGAAACAAATGAAAACAATTAAAAACATTGTATTAGCAGTTGCCGGAATCATTGGAGCGGTAATTGCATTTTTCTTATTTACAGGAAAAAGAAAATCAAAAAAAATTGAAAAATTAGATCAAGCTATAGCAACAAATAAAAAACATGTTGAGCGAATTGAAACTGAAGTAAAACAAGTTGCAAAGAAACGCAAAGCAGTTAAAAAAGAAATTGCTGAAGTGAAACAAGAAATTGCAGAGTTAGAAACAGCTAAAGAAAATTTAACAATTGAAGAAAAGCCTGCAGACGAAGTAAAAGAGAATATCTTGAAACAAACACGCAGAGGCCGTCCTAAAAAGGCATAATATGAAAAAGATATTGTTATTATCATTATTTGTTGCAACATTGAGTTATGCTCAAAAAACTAAAAAAGTTGCACCTGATACTGTTTGTTTTACTAAAGAACAAGCAGCCGATATTTCTTTCGTTTTAGATTCACTTTGGGCAGCAGATGATATTAATAATGGATTAATTGCATCTTACAAAAAATTAGCAAAAAAACAAGATTCGTTAATTGCATTAGATTCAATACAAATTGTTAAACAAGATAGTATTATTACATATCAAAAAAACATTGTAACGGATCTAGAAAAGAAAATTGAATTATTACAACCAAAATGGAATGATAAAAAATCAGTTTGGTTCGGATTCGGTTTTATCACAGCATTAGGTTCTGGTATATTAGTTAATCAACTTATAAAATAATATGAGTCAAAATATAAAACAGATCATACAACAACAGTACACAATGTGTGCTAAAGATCCTGTTTTTTTCATGAGACAGTATTGTTATATTCAACACCCGAAAAAAGGTAAAATTAAATTTAACCTATATCCGTTTCAGGAAGATTCATTAACAGAATTACGAGATAATCGATACAACGTAATTCTTAAGTCTCGTCAGTTAGGTATATCAACTCTTTCAGCAGGTTTTGCTCTTTGGAGCATGTTATTCAAAGAAGATTTCAACGTACTTGTTATTGCAACAACTCAAGAAGTAGCAAAAAACTTAGTAACAAAAGTACGTGTCATGCATGATAATTTACCTAGTTGGTTAAAAGGTAATATTGAAGCTGATAATAAACTTTCTCTTAAATTTAAAAACGGCTCACAAATTAAAGCAGTATCATCAGCAACTACTGGTGCACGTTCAGAAGCACTTTCATTGCTAATTATAGATGAGGCTGCCTTCATTCGTAACATTGAAGAAATTTGGGTAGCATCGCAAGCAACATTATCTACGGGTGGTGGAGCTATTGTATTATCAACACCTAATGGCGTCGGTAATTGGTTTCACTCAGTATGGTCAGAAGCTGAACAAGAAATAAATGGATTTCATACAATTAAATTGCATTGGACCGTACATCCAGATCGAGATCAGCAATGGCGAGATGAACAAACTAAATTATTAGGTGAACGAGGTGCAGCACAAGAATGTGATTGTGACTTTATTTCATCAGGACATACTGTAGTTGATGGCGGCATATTAATGGATTATGAATTAAAATGCACTGAGCCTATAGAAAAGCGTGGATTTGATAATGCTTATTGGATATGGGAATATCCTAACTACGAAAAAGATTATATAGTAGTAGCTGACGTTGCACGAGGTGATGGGGGCGACTGGTCTACATTCCATGTTATTGATGTACAAGATGTTGTACAAGTTGCAGAATATAAAGGCAAATTACCACCTAAAGATTTTGGTAATATGTTAGTATCAGTTGCAACAGAATGGAATAATGCATTGCTAGCAATAGAAAATGCAAATATTGGTTGGGCAGCAATTCAACCTGCTTTAGATCGAGGCTACGAAAATTTATTCTATACATATAAAGATGATGGATATGTTGATGTAGACGTACAACTTAAAAAAGGGTATGATATGAAAGATAAGAGCCAAATGGTTCCTGGAGTATCAACAACATCTCGTACACGCCCATTAATGATATCGGCTTTAGAAATGTATATGCGTGAGAAAACGCCAATTATTCGAAGCAAACGTTTGATACAAGAATTATTTGTATTTGTTTGGCTGAATGGCAAAGCTCAAGCACAGAATGGTTATAATGATGACCTCGTAATGTCATTTTGTATTGGATTATGGCTTCGCGATACATCTTTAAAATTACGACAACAAGGAATTGAACTTCATAAACGAACATTAGGTCAATTTCATAAATCTTCAGAACAAGTTATATTTACAGGTAAACCATCAGACGGTGCAGATGGATGGACATGGAATAATGGCCACAACAACGAGAATTTGACCTGGCTTCTGTAACAAGTTATATTTATAATAAAGTAAAATAATATTATGGCGTCTTTAAGAAAACGTTTACAGAATCTATTTGCAACGAATGTTATTGTTCGTGCATATGGTAAAGATAAATTACGTGTAGTCGATACAAATCGTCTGCAGAGTGTAGGTAATTTAAATCAAACAAAAGTAGCAGATCGTTATACGAGAATGCACGGTGCTAATAAGCACATGGTTGGTGGTATGGGAGGATATGATTCCAACTACTATATGCATCAAAATCGTATGCAACTTTATGCTGATTATGAAATGATGGACCGCGATCCTATTATCAGTTCAGCTCTAGATATTTATTCTGATGAATCTACATTAGCAGATCAATTTGGCGATATTTTAACTATCAAAACTAACAAAACACAAATACAAAAAATTCTTTATAACTTATTTTATGATGTTTTAAATATTGAATTCAATTTATGGACTTGGATTCGTAACATGACAAAATACGGAGATTTCTTTTTAAAGTTAGATATTGCAGATGAAATTGGAATCATAAATGCAAGACCATTTTCTAGTTATGAAATTGAACGTTGGGAAGAATATGATGAAGCAACTGGCGAATATAAAATACGATTCAAACATGTTGCTGATTCTAGAAAAGATTATGAAGTTTTTGAAATAGCACATTTCCGGATGTTATCTGATTCTAACTTTTTACCATATGGTAGATCCATGTTAGAAGGAGCTCGTAAAGAATTTCAAAAATTAATGATGATGGAAGATGCGATGCTTATTCACAGAATTATGCGCGCACCAGAAAAACGTATCTTTAAAATTGATATTGGTAATATTCCGCCTAATGAAGTTGATTCATTCATGGAACAGATTATCAATAAAATGAAAAAAATTCCACATATTGATCAACAAACAGGTAATTACAATCTTAAATTCAATTTAATGAACATGTTAGAAGATTATTACTTACCAGTTCGCGGCGGCAATTCTACTACATCAATTGATACATTGCCAGGTATGACATGGACAGGTACTGAAGATTTAGAATACATCAAAGATAAAATGATGGCTGCACTAAAAGTTCCTAAGCCATTTTTAGGTTATGCTGAAGCAGTTGAAGGTAAAACTACATTAGCATCAATGGATATTCGTTTTGCTAGAACAATTGAACGTATTCAAAAAATTGTAACATCCGAATTAACTAAAATTGCAATTGTACATTTGTATGCACAAGGATATGAAGGGGAAGATTTAGTTGGTTTTGAATTAGAATTAACAGCACCATCGATTATTTATGACCAACAAAAAGTTGCATTAATGACTGAAAAAATGACATTAGCAACTGCTATGAAAGATAGCAAATTAGTATCTGATAAATACATATATGAATTTATATTTAATATGTCAGAGGATGAATGGTTACAACAACGAACTGATGTTGTTGAAGATCTTAAACTTAGATTCCGTCAAAATCAAATTGAACAAGAAGGAAATGATCCTGCAGTAACTGGAGTGTCATTTGGAACACCTCATGATTTAGCTTCAATGCATATGTCAACCGATGAAGTTGAACAAAAAGATCAAGGCGGCAGACCAAAAGAAGGTATTAAGTTTGGGCAACATAAAAATGCATTTGGATGGGATCCAACAGGTAAAAAAGAACTTGATCAAGCATTCAATCCAGAAAATCAAAAAACAACATTTACGCCAGATAAACGTTTCGATAAAACCGTTAGACCGGTAGCAACTGAAAATCATAATATACTTCGTTATTTGAATAAAAATAATTCAAAAGGACCTAATATTATAACTGAAACGTTGAAAAATAAGAAAAAAGATTCGGATCGAGGTACGATACTAGATGAAGGAAACATTTTATAATTTCAACCATATTTATTAAATAAAAAAGAACTGTATTAAATATGAAAAAATTAAAACATTCGAAATATAAAAATACCGGAATTCTATTCGAAATGTTAGTGAGAAAACTAACATCAGAAACATTATCATCTAGCAAAACGACAACGGTTGATATAATTAAAAAATATTTCGGAAAAAATACAGAACTTGCTAAAGAATTGTATTTATATAATTCATTGTTAAAAGAACAATATAAAAGTGAGGCGCAAGCATTAGATTATATACGAACTATTAAATCAACTCATTCAAAATTAAATCAAAGTTTATTAAAACGTCAGCGTTATAATTTAGTTAAAGAAATTTCACAACGTTTTAATTTTGATGATATTTCAAAAATTCATATCAATAACTACAAAACGTTAGCTTCAATTTATATGATATTTGAATATCAAGAAACGGATAACCCAAAACAATTATTAGAATGTAAAAATGTTATTTTAGAAAACGGAATGATTGTTGAACGCAAACAACCGACAAAAGATTTAACATTAGAAGCATTTCAATCTCAACCAAAAGATGTTCGTTTATTAACATATAAATTGATGATTGATAAATTCAATGAAAAATATTCAAATAATTTAGATGAATCGCAAAAACAACTTTTAAATAAGTATATAACAAATGTTAATGATACTAATGCTTTAAAAGAATACGTTCAAACCATCATACCTGCAATCAAAAAAGATTTAGCAGCTCAGGCAAAATTAATAACTGACAAAGTTACACAAATTAAAGTACAGAAACTTTCGGAAATGTTATGTACTGTAGAGAATATGAAAACTATTAAAGAATCTCATGTACTTTCTTTATTACGTTATTTTGATTTAGTTAGAGAATTAAAGGAGATGCATTAATGAAATCGTTCTTAAGAGAAATGGAAGAAAAGTTCATAGAACTAGAAACCGAAGAACAATCGGAAGATGCAGATGTATCTGAACAAAATGTCACAGCTGCCGTTGCAGGATATAATACCCCAGGTGCTTTTTTAACACCTGCTCAATATGAGAAAAAGAAAAAGAAAATTAAATACGAATCAGTAAACACTCCGCCGACATTTAGATGGAAAGATGATGTACATCAAACACCTGAATCGTCAGAGGAAACATCTCAAGATAAATTTCCATTCTCTACAGATACAGATAAATGGCCGAATAAGGATCAGGAATATCCAGTTAAGTTTACTAATCAGCCATATGGCACTGCAAATATACCTGATAAATCATCTAAAGTTTATGAGATGATGGATCGTAAATATGAAGAACTTATAGAATCATATCGAAGATTTGCAACAGAAGATAAACATTTAAGCCCTGAAAGAAAAGTAAAAAATACAATCAAGGAGCTAGCTAAAAAATTGCAAGAAATTGAAACATTAGTTAATTATAATACAAGATTAAAAACAGAATCAGGAGTATCAGCTTCAACATATGGTTCTAGTACACAAAAAGCATTAACTAAGATTTCAGAAAAATTAATTAAAATATCGGAGCGAGTTAGAGCATTAGGAGAATAAGATGTCGAAAACATTGATTGTAGAATATATTCCATTTAAGCCCATGGGCTCATTAACAGAATCATCTGGAGATGCATACGGCGTGCCAGGCGGTTTCGTAGTACAAGGAGTTTTACAAAGAGCAGGCGCAAAGAATCAAAATGGTCGAGTATATCCTAGACAAATTTTAGAAAGAGAATGTAGCCGTTATCAAAAAGAATATATCGATCAACATCGTGCATTAGGAGAACTAGATCACCCAGAATCATCAATTGTTAACTTGAATAATGTATCACATAATATTCTTAAGATTTGGTGGAGAGGTGATGACTTAATGGGCGCAGTACAAATATTAGATACGCCTTCTGGTAAAATTCTTAAAGAATTATTTAAAGCAGGTATTACATTAGGTATTTCATCTCGTGGTTTAGGTTCTGTAAAAGAATTACGTAGTGAAGGTGTAGTTGAAGTTCAAGATGACTTTGAATTAATATGTTGGGACTTCGTTTCAAATCCTTCTACTCATGGGGCTTTTATGCGGCCTACGGGCATGAATGAGTCTGTGAATAAAAGTATTCAATTAAATAAATATAATAAAATAAACGACATCATTACATCAATTTTATGTGAAGATGGTAAATGCAGGATAGTATAATGAAAAGCAATTTAGCATATATTCTTGAAACACTTAATGGTGATGAACAAGTAAAATTAAGTAAAGACGAAAAACGAGCTTTTATGGAAGCTGTAAAGAATTTCTCAGCAATGGGTGAATCAGTTTATGGTAAAGGCAATTTACAAGAACTTACAGAACGAGTACGCGATATTGTAGAAAAAGCTCAATCAATTGCTTTACAAGATGAAGGATGGTTTGATAAAATGACTATCAATCGTCATATGAAAGGTCTTAACGAATCATACAAAGTATTCGAAGCTACAGCAAAAGAAATGAATCAACTTCAGCAACGATTAGGCGCAGCATATGAAGATATTGCCGAAGGCCTTCGTAAATATTATGATGTTGGATAATTTGGATAATTAACGTATTATTATTATAATATAGGTAGAATGATGAACGCCCTTAAAAAAATATACAAAGAGTTTTTTGGTTTAACGGAACAAGCAGAACCGGTTTCTAATACAGCAATACCGAAGTTTACAAAAGATGATGTACAAAATGCTAAAGATATGAAAGATGCATTAAAAGGTATGAAAGATGCATTAAAAACAGAATCTGACTTAGAAGAAGCTCAATTAATTAATCATATCACGGACTACCGAGGCGGCATCGAATACGTATTAAGAAACCCAGCTGAAGCACAAGCAGTAGCACAAGAAATTAAAGAATGGGCAGAGAGAAAAGGATTCACTGTAGTTAAACATACAATTTCTCCATCGGGTAAAATTGGATACTTTTATTTTAGACTAGGACAAGACCCAGGTTTAGAATCACAAAAGCTTCAAGGATATTTAGCACAGAAACCTGAATTAAAACATTTTAGATTTAACGTTAGACAACAAAAACCAAAAGCACCGCAACCAGAAATTTAAATTTATAATATATGAACAAAAAACAAAAACAACATTTAACAACAGTTCCAGGAAATCCTTTAGCAGTTAATGTAACGGGAACGCAAAGAGAAGATTTAGCATTTGCATTAAAGTCATGGAAACGTAAAGTAAAATCATCCGGAATTTTAGAAGCAGTTAAAGATCGAAAAGAATTTGAAAAACCTAGTGTTAGAAAAAGAAAACAACTTCAAGCAGCAAAATTCTTACAAAAAATTAAAGATTTAAATTCTTTTTAAGAAAAAGTATAAAAAGTATGAGGCCCTAACAAAAGTTAGGGCTTTTTTACTGGTTTTTCAAAAATGTCTATATTTATTGAAAAATACGCTATCCTCTATATAGTGTCTAGTAATTAATATTTTCTATTAAGATTCTCAATAATCTTATTTCCAAAACAAAATTTAAGGAGAAAAACAATGGCAAAATCAGACTTGCTAAAAGAAGCAATCGCTGACGCAAAAGCTGTTA